TTCTGATGACTTCTTTTGCCTTGATTGCCTTTTTGGTTTCGTAGGACTTTCCAGCCGGTCTCCCTTGCTTCTCTTTTGTGTGTGGGATTCCTTTTGCTTCTTCTTCTGCGTATCTCTTCTGAGATTCTGCGATGCCTTCTTTTACTCTTTGGCTGATGAAGTCTCGTTCCTTCTGGGAGTGAGCAAAAGCAATTTCAATCTGCTGACGCTGAAGTATCTTCAGAACCTTGTTAGTCGCTTCGATGAAACAATCAGCTACTTCGTTACCTGTCGCTTCTATTTCGGTCTCTAAGGCTTTTTTGTATACGCTGGTATTGATGTGTGGCTCTTTTATAAAAACCAGCTCTATGCCCTTCTCAAAAAGTTCTGTGTACTGTCTGAAACCTTCTTCTGCGTTTCGGCTCATCCGGCTTGCTTCATCAAAGATTATCGTGTCGCCTTCTCTGACGAGTTTTAAGAGCTTTTTCCATTGTGGGCGGTCTGTCGTTGTGCCAGTATACTTTTCTTCGAAAATGATAGCTTCTGGAGCTTCTGAGAGTATGTTATCAATCTGTCTCTGGAGCTTCTGGCTTCTTGTGCTGACTCGTGCGTATCCGTATGTTTTACCCATATCTGTCTCCCTTCTGTATCAATCTAAATTATAATTTCTTTTGATACAGTAATATTATCATTATTAGAAAGATATTACAATACTTTTGATACTATTTCTGGAATATTTATTTTGATACTAAGGTATTGAGACTGTATCACTTATATCATTCTCACACAGTACCAGCCTAAGACGCTCAGACGCTCATTTTCGCATTTTCTGATAAGGCATGGAGAACTGGGAAGGCATACCGCCAGAAGGCATATAGGTTCAATCCGAAAACGCAACAGGCTTTTGAGGGCGGAGAGAGTAAGAGACACAAATACTACAAAGTGATTTTTTAAAACTCTGGGAATCGTAGAGATCGAAACTACACAACGTAGAGAAAAAACACAAGATATAGTACTTTTAGCAAAATATACTACATTGAATATTGCCAATACTAATGATTTTACGTATAATACGAAAAGAGCAAGAACCGAAGTCCTTGCCCTTAACAAAATTTAATATGATAAGTTGCTTTCAGGTGTTACCAGCACCCGAACGACTATGATACATGCCCTATACCAAAAAATGTATCTTCGTACAACCTGTGCATTCACGTACAGTGTAAACGAAAAACTGAATGAAATCAATTATAATTTGTAAATCGTAAATTATATTGTTAAATTTTTTAGGTCTTGGTGCGGTATCGTAGCAAGGCTTTTTTAGTCTGAAAACTAAGAATCTGGTGGTCTTGAGTATGACCGACACAAAAAAAGATACTCGCCCCGTGGGTACAACGGTTTAATGGTACGGATGGTTATCTGATGTGGGTAGCAAGAACTAGCTTATGGGCAGATATGTAAGTGATGATGTGATTGCAAATGCGACGCGACGCGATGCGACGGGAAGTGTTTAAGCCCCCCGACAGGGGGGTAACTATGCTCAGCTCGGCTCAGCTCTGGAAAGTGATTGTTGCCCGTCCGAAAGTGATTGTCAATCGGAAAATGAAAAATAAATGGTTTAAGGGTAAGTATGCTTTTATCTCTTTTTCTCCGGCAGAAGTCAAGGGTCGCTCTGCGACTTGCTATGCCCTTGACGGATAGAGGAGAAGTAAAAAAATGGTTTTAAGGGAAGTGAGAACGACGCAGATCGTGATTGCTTCCCTTGATTACTTTTTAGGTTCATTCGGTAATCGCAACAGAGGATTGTCAGCCGGTTATCTCAGACTGGCAAATACTACTTAGCAAGCTGGGCGTGCGTATATACCTTTTACCGAAAACGGCAAAACATATATACCTACGCAAGAGAGAACCGGCAAGCGGAGCTAGTATACTTTGGTATACATTTCTTGTTATCTGTATTAAGATGTGTTATAATATATGTTATAGAACACGTATAGCACAGAATAGGAGAAGGTCATGGCAACGAAGATGAGCGAAGAAGCACGTAAACTGAGAAACGCATACGCAAGAGAACGCTATGCCAAGAACGCAGAACGAGAACGCCAGCGACAGGTTGACTTCTGGGAACGCAAGGCTAAGGCGTTAAAGGCACAGAAAGAAAATGATAAGTAATTACCTTAAGGTCGGAGAGAAAAACGCAATAAAGGCAGATGAATTATGCTCGCTGACAGGGCACGACAGAAGAAGTGTTTTGAAGGCTATTGAAAGAGAACGAAGTCAGGGCACTTTGATATGTGCATCGAAAGCCGGTTATTTTTTGCCAGCATCACAGGAAGATGTTTCTGCCTTTTACGAACGATACACCCGATACGCTAGAAAAATGCTTTATACCGCAAGGCATTTCAAAAGCCGTTTACAGATACCAGAGGGGCAAGGTGATTTATTTGGCTGATAAGAAAGCTAATCTTGTTCGGTTTGAATCTTGTTCCTGCAGAGTGTTGTCAAATTCTGTGGTACTTGCGATCAATGCTAATAACGCATACAAGGTGCTTACGCTTTCGGCAGATTTAACCACCATCACGGATTGTGTCGATGTTACGCCATCAGCGACTTCCTTAACCTTCAACAGTAGTGACCAGATGTTCCTTTCGGCAGATGCGACAAAGCTGATTCTGCGAAACGAGACAGCAGGGAAGGTGTACAAGATAGACTTGTCCAACCTTGCTAATGTTAGCGAGATAACGGTCAAGGGAAATCCTACATTCCGGTCAGATTGCAAAGAGTATTTGACCAAAGGAAAGAGGCATTATGTAAGCGATTATGTATACGATGAAACCCTGAATGAAATCTATCCGATGAATATGAGTCCCCTTATGTATATCCGAACAGGGGACTTGCACAAAGATGATGCTACGATGATGGCTTATATGTCTTCATATAACAGTTCTGTGGGCTTCGGTGTGAGGAATAACGATTACCTCGCTACCATCAACAATCTTTCAAACGTAGTGACCAAGGATTCAACGCAGACGATGAAGGTTATCTATACGTTAACCTTCACAGCGTAAGGAGGCAGAGATGGAGTATATCATCACGGCACTCATCACAGGCGGTCTGTCATTGGTGGGAGTCATCATCACCAACGTGTCAAGCTCGAAGAAGATAGAGTCACAGCTAATGACCGCACAGGCGGTGACGGACACCAAAATCGAGACATTAACGGAAGAAGTGAGGAAGCACAACACTTTCGCTGACAGGATCACGGCTCTGGAGGTCAAGGTGGCTGCGCTGGAAAGGAGAGAACAATGAGCAATAAGACATACGATATTTTGAAGTACATCGCACAGATAGTCCTGCCTGCTCTGGGGGCTTTATACTTTGCCCTGTCACAGATTTGGGGGCTTCCATACGGCGAAGAGATAGTCGGCACGATAACGGCTCTGGACTGCTTCCTTGGGGCAATTCTCGGTATCAGCACGGTCAGATACAGCAAGAGACTGGAGGGCTAAACGATGGCAACATATACAAGTAACTACGGATGGACGAAACCGAGCGGAAGCGATAACGTGGACATCAGCGTGCTGAACAACAACCTTGACGATCAGGACAGCACAATCCATGATGCCTTCCTCAATATGGCGCCGCCCTTCTCAGAGTCTTCCACCTATGCCGTGGATGATATCGTGCTTTATGGCACAGGGCTTTACAAGTGCCACACAGCGGTGGTCACTCCCGGCTCATGGACAGGCTCGACCAACTGGCAGGTGCACAAGCTCTCCGAAGGTGGAAGCGGTGGCGGCGGTTATGTTCTGCCTACAGCCACAGCATCACGTTTGGGTGGTGTTAAAATCGGTTCTGGAATAAATGTGGAAGAAGATGGCACAATTTCAGCAGGTGGCGGAGGAAGCTCACTTGAAGCCGGCGATTACATTGAAATTGATGAGAACGACAAGATAAACGTCAAAATGGAAAAAGGTGATACCACCGAGTATGAATACAGATTCACTGGCGCATACTCACCTGTGAATCAGCTTACCATCGAAAAGTATCGGGATGGTGTACTGGTAAGCACAGAAAGCTATCGGAACGATGCGTCATACACGCCTATTGCCATTGATGGATTGTTCGAGATTTGGTACAGCGCAGGCAATCCGAGATATTATTGGTGTTACAAGTTGCTTGAGGATTCACAGGAACATTCCGCAGGGTATGAAGATTCATGGTATTATACCGACACAACAACACGCACAGAGACTTTTGATGTTGAAGATGATTCCTTGACACTTGTTAGGAAAGGCGATTTGGAAGAAGCCGTGGATGGGCTGACACAAATCATGGGCAATGTGAAGATGGCAAAGCTGTGGGAGAATCCTAATCCTACAAGTACATTCTCTACGCAGGATATTACCTTGAGTAGCGATGAATATGATTTGTTACTTTTTGTATTTAAAGCAAGCGCTACTACATCACGTTGTTGTTCTGAAATAACAGTTAAAGGCTCTGGAGCAACATTATCAATAGCTGAATATTCTTCCAATGCAGCATCAAATAGGACACGTTATATGTCCTATAGGTCAAATACAGTATTTAACGTGAGTGGTGGATATATAAATGGTACATCTGATAATTCTATAATTATTCCATATCAGATTTACGGCATAAAGTTAACATAAGATAAGGAGACGCACAATGACAATAATAGGCAGTGCAAGAATAGACGAGCATGGAAAAGCAAGAGGCGGAAAGGCAGGAGACCAGAAGCAGAAAGCATCCCCCGATTACAAGGGGGAGGTGTCCATGCAGAATTTTTACGTCTCAAGCAAGGGATGGTACATCCTCCGGGCAAAGAATCCCGACATAGCATCGAAAATCGCCCTTGCAATGACCATCGCTTGCAACAATCCGAACATCGGCTACAATCAGGCGAGGAGGCTTGATATAATCAAGGCAGGCACACACGCTACATCTCCTACATCGTGCGATTGTTCCAGTCTTGTTAGGCAGTGCGTCCGTGAGGCAGGAGTCGAGGTGGGAAACTTTACCACAGCTAACGAGGCGAACGTGCTTGTGGGGACAGGGCAGTTTGAGAAGCTAACTTACAAGAAGGGAACGGCTTTGTTTCTCGGAGATATATTGGTGACTCGTGTCAAGGGACATACTGTCGTGGTAACATCTGGAGCGACACGCTCTCAGAACGCTATCGCAACCCCCACAGTCAAGATGGGCAGCAAGGGCGAGAACGCTAAACTATTGCAGCATAACTTGAATCAGTGCGGCGCAACGCTTGAAGAAGATGGCATCTTCGGCAAATTATCCACCGCAGCTCTTGTCAGGTGGCAGTATGCAAACAAGCTCACGGCTGACGGGATTTACGGCAAAAAGAGCGAAGCGAAAATGAAAGAGCTTATCGGCTGAGGGGCAGAAATGCCCCTCTTTTTTTTGCGCAAAAAAAATAAAAAAACATGTCAATACGTATTGACATTACAACGGGGATGTGATAATATTAAATCATCAAGGAAAGCACAACAAAGAAACGGAGGACAACAAAATGACAAAGACAGCAAGCTTCAGCGAACTGATGGCAATCATGGAAGAGGCACAGAGAGAGGTCAAGAGAGCAACGAAGAGAATCGACACCAGCAAGCTCACAGACGAACAGCTCCAGATGGCACAGAACCTTGTAACATTAAGAGTAACACTTGAAAGCCTGAGAAAGTAAAGCAAAGGGGGCGAAAGCCCCCGGAAAGGAAAAGAAAATGACAACAGAAGAATTGAAAAATCTCCACGAAATGCAGGATGCATTGAGAAAGATGGGAGCGAAAGACGAGGACATCATCAAACTTTGGGAAATAGCGTTAGAAACTGCGAACAAGGTTATAAATGAAAAATAAAGAAAAAATAAAATTATTTTGTCAATACGTATTGACAAGAACGGAACAAAGTGGTAATATTAAACCATAAGGAACAGAACAAAAGCAGAAACGGAAGGAGAAACAATATGAACACATTCGAAATCAACAAAACCTACTCAATGAGAAGCATCTGCGACCATGAGTGTGTATGGACATACACAGTTGTAGCTCGTACCGCTACCACAATCACAATTACGGACGGCAAGGAAACAAAGAAGTGCAGAATCAACAAAGCATATTCAGAGTACAGAAACGCAGAGACGATCTTCCCACTTGGCAGATACTCAATGTGTCCTGTATTATCAGCATAAAGCAACCGGGGGCAAAAGCCCCCCAAGAAAGGAAAAGGAGGAAACAAAAATGACAAAGGATATGATGATGAAGATCATGCTTGCAGACGGATGCACAAAGTCAGAGGCAGAGCGCTTTATCAAGTACGACAGCACCATCTGGACAAGCTATGACGAGTACAAGGAAAGTTGCATAGCATGCTTGATGGAAGAAGACGAGATCCCTACTCTCGAGGACATCAAAGCAGGGAAAGCCGAGGGGATGAGCTTCATCACCTTCGAAGGACAGGATTACATCATAGAATACACGCTGTAAGGAGGAATCAGAATGGCAAGTAGTGAAGCACATAAGAAAGCGGCTATCAAGTACGCAGTCAAAAACACCACAAGAGTGCACATCGCTCTGAACAACACCACCGACAAGGACATCATCAACCATCTGGAGACTGTCGGAAATAAACAAGGCTACATCAAAGAGTTAATCCGCAAGGATATGCGATAAAGTAAAAGAGCCATCCATTCCGGGTGGCTCTTTTGGAGAAAGGATTTTCGTTTTATGGAAAACTCACGAAACAAAAAGACAACACTTGAATTATAGCACACTTCGCAAATTGTAGCTATGGATAAAATCAAGGCTAAAATTTGCGAAAAAGAAAAACATCACCCAAAAGGGCAACGTGACCGCAGCCGCAAATGTCACCGAAACAGCCGAAACAGGCTCGATCACGAACAACGGCAGCGTGACCTCAACAGCCGGCGGCGTGACAATGACAGCCGACACTGGC